CACTAATCCTCTCATGGAGTCTATAGATGACAACAATCACCACCTATATACCCTATGAGGGATCTATGGTAAATAATCGTAATGGAAAGAAAGTCCCTTGGGGCTATTCCAAAAAGTTTATTAACCATAGGGATCGCCAGGGCTTTAGCTTCCGAAAGAAGCCAAGGCCCGACGCCCTTTTGTGGAATCCCACCGACATACACGTTTCCTCCGGTCAAACTTTTGACACGGTTGGAACTATGGTGTCGAACGGGTTTACGTATCAAACGTCATGTAATGATTGGTCAGGGTCTGCCCTATGGGTGCCCCCTACCAAAATGACGGTTGAGAATATAAACTCGTTTCTTGTGAAAATCAAGAGTGAGAGTGTTAACCTATCAGTTATGATGGGTGAATACAAGGACACTGCTCGAATGTTTGAGCAGTCTGCTGTGCGTCTAGCTAATATGTACCGATCGGCTAGAAGGGGCAAGCTAACTTCTTTGCTTAAGCAGGCAAGGAAGGCAGCCGATCCCTTGGACAACTGGATGATGTACCGTTATGGAATATCGCCCTTTTTGTCCGACGCAAAGGCCATTAACGATCTCCTTGAGCAGGGGGCTAACCGCCCTCTGATAAAGAAGATCCGCGGGAAGCGGAATAAAACCAAGATTGTGACTGACGTCATTCTCCTTGGAAATCACCGCCGCACCGTGCATATCGGCTCAATGCAACGAGTCGCTATGGTGGAATACCAGGCCTCTAATCTTCGACTGATGCAAGAACTGGGTTTAACTAACCCGGTTAATACAGCTTGGGAATTGATTCCTTTCTCATTTGTGGTCGATTGGTTTATCGGAATTGGCGATTATCTGTCGTCGCTTGACGCCTTAATTGGCGTAAAACGAGCAGTTGGATGGACGAACGAGGTATGGGGAAGCACAGTCGTGCATATCCCTTTATCCTGTTCATCTAACTACTCTTCGTACGATCGGATCGTTTTCCCGCTATCAAGCTCTCCACCTCGGTGGGACCCTTCGATAACGTGGCGGCGTCTGATCGATTCCACAGCGATGTTGCGGAACTTGCGACGTAGCTGACTTCTAATCTCCAAAAGGAGTGTTTTATGGCACAAGCCACCTCTGTCGTCCTTGCGGACGGCGCATCTGTTAACGTCACTTTCACACCTGAATCGGTCACGCCTGCCCTTACGGGCTTCGTTGATCGCTCTTCGGGCGTTGCTGTGCGTTTTCGTCGCCTCACCGTTCGTTATAACACGAACGCGAAAGGTGTCACTACCGGGCTGAAGGTTGCACTGCCGATTTACGGCGTCCTCCCTTCCGGCGCGGATGGTATTATTCGTACCCTCCGTGGTACCGTTGAACTGGAGCTTCCTGATGGCTGTACTGATGCAGAGCGCAAAGATCTTTATGCTTTCGTCAGTAACGGCCTCAGCAATGCTCTTGTTCGCGGAGCCCTCCGTGACTTTGACCCGTTGTACTAACGGAGCAACGACAAATGAACGCTACACAAGCAGGCAAACGCCCGCTGTCTCGCAAAACACTGCAGACACGTGTGAGGAGAGGAAAATCTCCCTCTCCAAAGGTGACCGACAAGGCACTGTTCGACTTAGAAGTCGAGCTGGCCCTTCGGATATTCGAAACACTGGATACTCCGAGGAGCCTCGCTTGCTCACTCCTGGTGAAGAACCATGAGTGGCAACAGTACCTGGACTTACAACGTCCGGACTCGTCTTCGGCAACATTCAAAGACGATTATCTTAGCACTGAGCTTCTTGCTAAGAGTCCTTCGCTACCTTGCTCGACGCTGATCCAGCGAACGAATAAGGCCCGCGAAAGGTTCTTCGAAGCAGAGGCGATGTGTTCTGAAACTAACCGACGTTTTCGCTCGTACTTCCGCGAACCCAGTAGCCACCTCAAGGAGGTCCACACCATATTGGCTGTGAGACAGATCCTTAGCGAAGCTCTTGGTCCATTGAGTCGGGCAAAACTGGGGCTTATCGAGCAAAATTGCCGATACGGCCCCGGGGCGACGTCTGATGTTTCAGGTAGAGATGTCCTCCTTTCTAAAAAATATGCGGTTCGGGAACCCGGCTGCACACCTACTTTAGCGCCCTTTATTAAGAGTTTGTACGGAATCGACTCGGTAACTCTGGTCGATAACTCTTCGGTGCGCTTTGTTCCAAAGAACGCAAAGACTGAGCGTACCATCGCCATCGAGCCCCAAATAAACGGGTTCGTGCAGCTTGGTATAGCTAGTCTTCTTCGCAGTACAATGCGACGCGTTGGCTTGCACCCGGACGATGACAGCTACAATCGTCTTGCCGCCAAGCATGCCCTTAAGTTTGGGTATGCCACAATCGATCTGAGCATGGCCTCCGACACGGTCTCTTACGAGGTCGTTAAGGAGCTTTTGCCTGTCGACTGGTTCTGGTTGTTAGGACTAGCAAGAACGTCCAAAGCTACCATGCCAGATGGCGCGGTTATCCATCTTGAAAAATTCTCAGCGATGGGTAACGGGTACACGTGGGAGTTAGAGAGCCTTATTTTCTGGGCGATCTGCAAACACGTGTGCGGCGACTCTGTTATACTGGTCTTCGGTGATGATATCATCGTTGAGGATCAGTATGCAGAGGAACTGGGCAGGGTCTTGAGTCTGTTCGGATTCAAGATGAACGTCGAGAAGTCCTTTTGGCAAGGGACCTTTCGAGAAAGTTGTGGTGCCGATTTTTGTAATGGTTCTAATGTTCGTCCCTTTTATCTTCGGGGGACTGCGCAGAAGGCCATCACTCTTGAACGCCAGGCTGCTATTTATTGCAACTTGATGTTCAAGTACGCCGTTGGTGACGATAACTTTCCAGATTCGCGTTTTAAACGAGTCTGGAGATGGCTATCTAACCTGTGCGGCGAAAGAAAGAAGCATCACATACCATGGGATGGTCCGCTCGACGGCGGTTTGATTGTCGCGACGGACGTCGCCACTTTATCGTGGCGGTATGACCGTAGTTTATATTTGTGGTCGTACTCCTTTCTTAGACATCCCCCCGTTCGTTCAAAGAACACAGATCAATCTGGCGCGTTATGTGGTTTCTTACACATGAGACGCAACAGGGTGACTGAGTCGCTCTTCTCTGAAGAGTTTGAACGACAGAGGGTTAGTCGGGATTACATGGTGAACAACACCACCTCTCCGAT